CGCAAAGGTGATAATCCCGGGAGCCCAAAGATGCTGCTGGCAGGCCCGGGACTGGTCGATGGCGCTCAGTCGCTTCTGGTTGAGCTCACACCACCAAGCGCCCTCGGCTATGGGCTCGGAGTGAGCGCAAGACCGGCAGGAGACAACGCACGGCGCGGCCACGCCGGCCGGGTTCCCATGACAAAGTGAGATCATCGCACAGTACTTACAGACGGGAGCATCGGGGCCCTCGCCCGCCCTCAGGGGAGGCTGGCCAGCCTTGACAATCCGGTCGGCCCGCTCCAAGAGGCTATCGGCGAACTCCCGGTCGAGCTTGACGCGCTCGGCGTAGAGGTCCTCGGTGTTCTTGTTGATGGCGAGATAGAGCGCTCGCTCCATCCCGCTCTTTCTCATGTAGACCTGCATCTGAGCGTAGTGCTTCGGCTTCGACTGCTGGACGCCTCGGCGCTTGAGGTCACCGAATGACTTAGCGTTGTGAGTCTTGAACTCCACAACATGCCAAGTCTTCGGAGCCTCGAGAACACCCAAGGCACAACCGTCCATGTGCCCGCCGCCGTGACCGTCGGCAAAGCTGATCGCGAATTGCTCGCCTGTCTCAGGGTCTACTGGATGGACTTCACAGCCGATATCCCGGAGGTCATTGACCATCCGGAGCTCTTCCTTGTCGCCGTGATCGAAGAGCCGGTAGATGCGGCCGGGGAACTCCTCTCGTCCGCACCACCGGAACTGATACCACAGGAAGCGGCTGCACTCATGACCAATGCTGCTGGCACCCAGGTAGGTCCTGGGTGCCTCAGCATCTCCGCGCTTCTTCCAAGCGTCGTAGATTGCTTGGACTGTCTTGGATTGCTGGGGGAGGAACTGCTCGAGGTTACCCACAGCGCACCTACGATACTCTCAGGTAGGTGCCCCTCTCGAGGAGCCGGCATCCGTCGACCTTCTCGCCAGCTTCCAGCTTGGCCCGGATAGCATCGGTGTTGACCTTGTAGCTGGCCGGGACCTCTGTGCGGAACTCCTCGGGTAAATCCTGCGGCTGGACGTTGCACTCGACGGGCGTCTTGCCCCCGGCTTTGGATACCGTAACCTTGAAGCGGAGGGTGTCGACTGTCTTGACCTTCCGGAACTCGAGGATGGTCTTCAGGTGCTCCTTCAGCTTCTTGGCCTTGTTCTCGTCGGCGGTCGCTTTCTTCTTCAGGCGGTCGCCTTCCTTCTTGCGGGCGTCCGACCGCGCGAGCAGGGTCTGAATGTAGGCCGCGTAGTTGTCGACCTTGGTTTCGAGGTTCTCCTGGACCTCTTCGGCCCACGCCGCCAGGGCGGCCTGAGCCTCCGGGCTCTCGATGTCCGCTACGTCCAGCAGGTCATCGAGGGCCTGCATGTCCTGACTGATCTCAAACAGGGTCTGTTTCGCCACAGCTTCGTCTCCTCATTGTTCGCTGCCAAGAGAGAGTGGGGCGGCAACTCGCCGGGAAGAAGGCCGTTCCGACCGGTCTGCTGCCGCCCCACGGGAGGGGCGTCTACTTCCGCTTCCAGGGCGGAAGGCTTGCGGGAGCTGCCTGAGTCGCAGCCGGAGCATTGGCAGTCGGGGCGGCCGGGGCCGCGGCAGGCTGGCCAGTGTTGGCTGCGTTCTCGGGAGCCTTGTAGCCTTTGACTTCGTTCTGAACGCCGAACCCGTCACTGTTCTTTACTGCGACCTTGATCTGCACCACCTTGTTGAGGATGTCGGAGCTATCCGTGATGGTGGGAACCAGAGTTGCCCTCCCAAGCGCAGACAGTTCCCCCCAACCGATGTCTACGGCCTTCTTCGTCGGGTGATCCAGTGTGATGTTAGCGAAGACCTTGCGCCCCCGGGACTGCTGGGGCTCGAGTACGCTGAGCTTCAGTGCGAGGAACACTTTCCTGGCTGCTTCAGTGCTGTCTTTGGCGAACTTGACCTCCGCCTCTTCGATGAGGGCCGTGTACCAACCGGCCGGGAGTGCCTCGAAATCCTGCGCGGGATTAACCTCGCTGCAGTTGAACTCATGGCCACCGAAAACGTCCTGAATGTCTCCCATCGTTCTTCCTTTCCTTTTCTGCCGCCGAGACTACTTCTTCGTGCCCTGAGCCTTCTTCGGCTGTGATGCCTGAGCCAGTGCGTTACTGAGGGCGTCCCAAGAGAGCGGGAGCTCGTAAGGGAGCTTGCCCCACTCGCCGCGGCCACCGCCGGGGTGCGCCGGACGTTCCTGGGTGTACATGAAGGGCTGGCCGTTGCCGGTATCCACGGCCCGGTTCTGCTTCTTGTTGAAGCCGGCGTCATCCTTCCGCACGATGGTCTTGTGCTGGATGAAGAGAACGCCATCGGCCCAGCGGGTGAGGAGCGCCGTGGCGTGCCTGTGGAGCTCTGCGCTGTAGCGGTCGTAGGGCTCGCACGCGGGGTCGTTGAACTTCTCCACCTTCACGTGCCCGATCAGGATGATCTGCATCCCGATGTCGTTCCTCAGGGCGTCCAGCCCCTCGAGCAGCTCCCGCCACTGCTTGAGGCATTCGTGGAAGCCCTTGCCGTAGCCGCCGCCGACCTTCTCGATGGAGTCGACGCCGCCGTTGATCCGGCAGGTTTCGTCCCAGATGATCGGCTCTAGCGCCGACGCCGAGTCGACCACGAACGTCTTGTACTTGTGGTCGCCGGAGTAGAGCGTGCCGATGGCCTCGATGACATCCGGGAACTTCTTCGCGACGGGGAACGCCGGAACGTCCAGCGCGTCAATCCCCTCTTCGCCGTTCACCGGCAGGAAAATCGGGGAGTCTGACTCCCCTGCGAAAGTCGACTTACCGACTTTCGCCCTACCGAGGACCAACATCCTCCGTGGTCGGTCCTGCTTCGCGCTCTTGATGCTGCCAAGGTCAAAAGACATAGACCCTCCCTCTTACTGCGAGTCCCCGTTGAAGAGACTCTGTGCTACCTGGCGATTCCAGTATCTCCGGCCCCCGATCCAGCGATCGGGTATCTGCCGGAGGTCAACCGAATTTGTCTTCCGCTCGCGTGCCGGCCCGTCCTTCAGGATGCGGTACACGGTCGGCACGGAGATGCGGAATAGCTCCGCCAGCTCCCGGACGTTGAGCCAGTCCTTCTCCGCTGTCTCAGTTTCCATGTCTCCCCTTTCTATGCGTGAGGCTATTGAGCCTTTCTGAGAGTAGTATATCAGACGCTCTCAGGAGCGCAAGGGCAAAATTCTGGGAAATCCGGGCTAGAGTCCGAGGGCTAGCTCAGCTTTCCGGACCAGCTTGCCGAAGGGGGTCAGCTTTAAACCCCTATACATCCTCGTTGTCTTGAACCTGGAGCCCTTTGCAGCAGCCCTCATTGTTGTCTTGAACCTGGAGCCCTTTACAGCAGCCCTCATTAAGGCTCTGACGGCGTGCTTGTCGAGGTCGAATTCCGGGTTCTTCTTGAGTCTGTCCCTGATTTCGGCCAAGCGCTGCAGGTAGAGCTCCTCAGATTCACCCTTGCGCTGGGCCACAGACAGCCTCAGGAGGTCTTTACCTGCCGCCTGCTGGTCTGCCTTGCGTCGGGCGTCGATCTCTCCTTGAGAGAGCCTGAGTGCGTAGTATGCCTGCATCACGTCATCGTCGGCCGATGTCGTGCGGACTCGTTTATCCAGTAGCAGATCAAACAACTGCGTCCGCTCTTCGGCATTGGCCAGGTGGAACACGCTGACAGCGTCCTCAAAGCTCAAGCGCTTGAACGAAGACTGCAGCTGGGTGAGCTTTGACTCTCGCTGGATGTCCTTAATCTGGTCGGAAGTGAAACCACTGAGGTCAACCTTCCGGCCGGAGCGCAACCCGCGTATCGCCTGAGTCCGGCGCCGGTAATATTCAGCCTTCTCCCTCGAACGGGAGCCCCGGGAGCGCTTGCTGGCCGCAATTTCACTGAGCAGCTTACGGGCGGGTGTTTCGGTAATGTATTTCGGAGCCGACGTAATCCCGGAAGCACCTTGCAGGAATGCCTGAGTCCTGGATTCGCCAGCCTCTCGGAATCGGAAGTAGTTCCGCACGCTGAAGGGGATAAACGACTCCCCTATATGGCTGGCCATGTCAATGAGCTGTTGGGGTAAGGGATCTTTCACGTCTCGGATTTCGGTCCCGTAGTAATCCTCATTCGAAATGAGGTCTGCAATGGTGCCCCACAAGGGATGCAATTTGTGCTTAAGCGTGGTCCATGGTCGAGTGAACCAAGAAAAAATGTCTCGAGAGTAGGTCGGCAGCCCCAGCCGCTCCGCTGTCCCATCAGGGTTGACATTCCCGGTCTTGGGGAAGTAGTAATCTTTCAGCCGCTCCGACAGGGTATCCTCTTCGTCATCATCGTCCCAGGGCCACAGGCCGGTTAGCAGGTAGGTTATTAGGGCCCCCTGGAGCGCGTAACTTATACCTGCGCCAACAGCGTACCCCATCCGACGGGTAATGATATCATCACCCCGAAGAATACGAGCCGGGGTCGAGGGTAGATCAACGAACAAAGCTCCGCCAAATTCACGAAGCGAGCCAAGGTTCCATCCAGCCGAACGCAAAACCAGCATGGATGCTTCCTTCAACATCCGATGCCAGTTCAGATTGTCGTAGGTCATCTGCCCCATGCGGTTATCCACCGAGGACCAGGCAGACATGAGCTCGCCTTGGCGCCGGGCGTCCGACCATCCCTTCCGCTCGGCCTCCGCATAGATGTCCTTGGCCAGCAACTGGAAGCAGCCCAGCTTGAGTGCCGGCACCTGATACTGCATGATCGGCCAGGCAGCCAGCTCTATAGCACCGAAGATCGTCTGGAACGGCAGCTTAACCGCCGCTGTTGCCTTGTTGCCAGCGCCCTCGACGGTGAGCTCCCGCATGGTCGTTGTCAAACCCTGCAGCATCTGATTGTGGTACATGGGGTCCATCTTGGCCCGGCCGCCGGCCTGGACTAGCGCCTCCACCATCTCCCGCATCTGAGGGTCTGCAATCTCGTTCAGCGGAGTCTGCACGGCCTTGAGGAGCTTGCGGCCGGCCATGAGGGCCGTTCCGGGGGCGAGGGGAGACTGCACTACGTTCTTCAGACCCTTACTAAGCTGCAGTCGGAATAGCTGCTGGAACCCCAGGCCCATCTGGGTATTGATAGCATCTGTCGAGACGTTGATCGCATGGAACCCGCTCAGCGCCAGACTTGCTTGGTTCATCGCAGCGCCGACAAACCTGAGCCATTCGTAGGTAGAGCCCACCGCTGCAATCTTGTACCCGCGGAATCCTGGAGACAGGTAGTTCTCCAGTATTGTCCCAACCTCAGCCGGAACGTACCACCGGCCAAGGTTGAGCACTCCGGGCAACTTATGAGTAGTGGATGCCGTCCCCAGAACAACAGATCGATTGAGATGCAACAGGGGCTTGAGCCGTTCGTGAGCACTGAGGAACTCTTTCCACGCCTTCGTGATCTCAGGCGCCACGCGCTCCATTTTCTCGGGAGCCGCCAGCCAAGCCTCGAGAATGACAGCCTCCTTCTCCGCCTGCTTCATAAGATAGCGCAGGCGAGCCTTGCTAATTTGCCCGTCGTGCCCCTCAGCGCGCAGTCTGGCCAGTGCGCGGAATTCACGGTCGATGTTGCCTCGCTTCTTCTGGGCGTCCGACTTGCTGCGCTGCCCCTTGTACTTGCCTTTCTCGATGACCTTGCCCTGTGTATGCTCCCCGGTCCTCATGTACTCATAGAGGCCAAAGATGTCCCCAATCTGGTGCCCCAACTCGTGCCCCAGCACGCTCAACGGCCCCGCAAACTTGGTCTTGATCCGGGGTTGGCCGGTCATCGACAGGCCCCAGAGATTCGGCCGGCCAAGGGTCGCCATGCGCTCGTGGGTAATCCCCAGCGAGGCCAAGACCCCTTTGAGTTGATCGGCAAGCAGTTGGTCGTAGGCTTCCTGCACCGATATCTCTGGCGAAGCTACCACCTGAGTCGAGGGATCATCAACAGCCACCCACCCTGCCGGGGCGTAGGATTTGGTCAGGGACGCAGCCACGAACCGAGCCAGCCCCCGCGCTTTGAGCTGCTGCACGATTTGATGGTCGGCCAGGTGCCGGTGCACCTGATGCAGGTGCATGGCGACGATCAGCAGCGGGTTCCAGTGGGCCAGCTCAAGGTCCGGGTTGGACTCCATTGCCTCCTTGACGGTGAGGTATTTCCGCTGCTTCAAGAAGCCGGACGGTTTCAGGTGACGCTTCGACAGCGCGGCGACGATGGGGTCGCGAGCCTTGCGGGCATCCTTGAATAGGTGCGGGAAGTAGTTCTCGTAAAACTCCTGCAGTTTCCCGATGGCTTGCAGTTGCGTCCGTCCTTCGTCCAGCAGATTCCTCAGCGTATCCGCCAGGACCTGCAACTCGGGAATGTCGAGCGACTGGCCGGTTTCTATGGCATGAACGAAGTCGGCTACCTCGGCATTGGTCATCTTGCGGAATTTGATGCTGCTGGCCTTCTCTGCGTCATGCAGGAGCTTGGCAACGACAAGGTCCTTCCGGTGCATCTCCGCAACGGACGCAGCCTTGATCTTAGCTACCTGCAGTGCGGGGGCGTCCTCCTGGCCGGGGAGCGCGACTCCGCGATGGGCCGGAGACAACAAATGCAGTATGCCATCCACCAAGGTATTCGTCTTCATGGCTCGCTTGAATCGAGCTCCGAGCGTCTCTTCAGCTTCGCCTGGTGCGGCAGGTTCCGACACGGGCGGAGTTTTTCGCCCCCTCGACTTGGTCTTGGGGCGGTCGTCCTGGATCGCGTCGGGATTCCGGGGAAGGACATTCAGAGACGAAGTGACAGCCGCTGCCATCGCGTTGCCGCTGGCGCCCCCGCCGGGTTCCTTCTGATCCTGCTTCTGATCGAACAGGTCGCCCTGCCCCCCGGACGCCTGCTCCTGCAGCTCCTTGACGAGCTCCGGGTC